AGTTGACCTACTTTGACGAGGTCTATGTCATGATAGTATTCTCTAGATGCCATCTTTTATTTCCTTTGTTAGTAGTGAATTATAGTTAAGGTAGTTCCGGTTAAATCTATATTCGACTCTATATTTATCTCAGTTCGCGTACGTTCTATCAATGGGTATACTCTAACTGAATCACTATCTCTCGTTATAAAATATTCTACAATATTTATAAGATTTTCATTTTCTAGATCAACCGTTGCACTGGTCCCTGATAAAGCTAAAGTAAATTCTTGAAAATCGTCAAGAGTTGTTACAGATAAATTGACACCAGCGGCTGAAGCAGCCGCAACAAATGAAGTAAAAACAAATTTATTTTGAGTCGAGTCAAATGTTAATAATGATCCGTCAAGCGGATTATTAAAAACAACATCATCGAGTCTCTTTAATTTTACTTCACCACTACCAGTAGCGCCAACGAGACCAAATCTATTAAACATCTCAGAAGCTTTCTTATCGAAAGATTTCTGAGCTATGTTTATCTTTTTATTAAACTCCTCTAAAGCAGTTTCTATTTGTTCTTTGTAATCAGGACCTGGATCACCTTTTGGACCCTGTGGACCTACATCACCTTTTAAACCTTTTGCGCCCTTGGCGCCTTTCGGTCCTTTTGGACCTATTTTTCCTTGAGGACCTCTCTCGCCTTGCGGACCTGCTGGACCCACTTCTCCTTGAGGCCCGATTTCTCCTCTTGGACCTTGAGGACCGGGTTCACCTTGTATACCTTGGTCACCCTGGTAACCACGTTTACCTTGTGATCCTTTTGCACCTCTTTCGCCTTTAAATCCCTGTGGTCCTCTATCTCCTTTTAGACCTCTTACACCTGGTACACCTTGCGGTCCTTGTAAACCTTGCGGACCAATTGGACCTGGTGGACCGCCGGGATCTCCTTTATCACCTTGCGGGCCAGCAGGTCCTTCAGGTCCGATCGGTCCAATATCACCTTTCGGTCCCATCGGACCCATCGGACCAGTTTTACCAATCGGTCCTTCTTCACCAATAATACCTGGCGGCCCTTCTGGTCCTGCAGGACCAATCGGCCCCATTGGACCTATTGGTCCCGTAAATCCTTCGAGAGTTTGAATATTTTCTAAAAGATCGTCAAACTTCTCATTTTGTTTTTTATCTAATTTCTTATATAGACTGAGAGCGAAGGCATTGTTAATTAAATCATTGAAGTCCATGGTTTAACCCGCTTCATCAATAAATCTCGTCATACTTTCAAGCAGTTCCATTTGTGTTATCTTCAATACATCATCGTAATCATTTTGTTCTTTCTTCGAATCGTCAGGTATTAATTTGTAAGACTGTTGCGGGACAGGAGACTCTTCTGCTGGTGACCTCGCATCTTCTTCTTGAGGACCGTCGAGTTCTTCTTCTGAATAACGTGGATCTTTTGATTCTGCCTGTATTTGTTTATCGATCTCTTTGATTTCTTCTTCTGTCTGTTGTAGAATATATCGTCGTACGTACTCGTGTGAATAATACTTACCCACATATTCTTCCATCTCTCTGAGAAGGCCAGTTCTATCTCGATTCATCTCCATTGCTTTGAGTTCTTCGAAATAGTTATCGACTGCAAAGTCAAAGTTGATCTGATCTTTCCACTCTGCCCAATCTTCTGTAGTACATACGCCTTTTAGAATGAGTTGGCGCTCTAGCATCTTCATGAACAACTCAGAGAATTTATCACGCAGCCTCGTAATAAACTTACTAAACTTTACCTCGTCTCGAGATATTTCAGTAGCCCTTCCAAGAGTATATGTAGTTTCGGGTTGAAGACGGGTGATAGGAACATTGAGAGAACGATATAGATTATTTTGAAAATAAACAACATCTTCGATTTCTCCTAAGTTTTGGCCGCCAGGCAGTGTCGTAATTTCTGTACCTTTACCACCTTCTCGCCGCGGAAGCCAGAAGTCTTCGAGCATTGTCATGAACTTACGATCATCTCTGATTTCACCAGTCGATGAATCATAGACAACCTTATTTTTAAACTTAGTCATGATGTCAGATAGGTATTGCTCTGCTTTTGCTTTTGGCAAACCACCAACATCAACGTAAAAGATTCGGCGCTCAGGCGCGCGTGAGATACGATAGATGACCAACGAATCTTCCATCGAACGTAGCTGATTCAAAGGACGAATCGCTTTGTGCAACCATGAGAGAATAAGTTTGTTATCGAGGCTTTGATATCCTGATGTACAATATACAATAGCATCTCGAGATATCTTCACACCTTCAGCTGATGCTGAACCTGAAGAACCGTAGCTATTCATTGTAGATCCAGTCAAAGAACCTGTACGCTTCAAGAAACCAGAAGGCGAATACATGTAATATTCATTAATTACTTTTTCAATTGTAACGCCGGTCTTTTGATCTTTTTCTTTCTTGACTTCTCGTACTTTTTTGATATTACGAGGATCGATATAGCGTACTTCTAGAATACCTTTTGCGGGTTTCTTTTCGTCAACAAGAACATGATAATATAAACGGCCATCTACATACCATCGACGAAAGAGTTCATAGCTCAATCGATTAAATTCTAATAAGCTGAGAACGTTATCGAATTCTTCTTGAATTGTTTTCTTGATTGATTCTGGTTGTTTGATATCGTCTAAAACGATAGAGACAGTATCTTCGTCGCTATCTTCAACGATAGCTTCGTTACAAATTTCTTGAATCGCCATGTCAATAGTGGGATCGAACGAGATAGCTCGATACTTATTGACTAGTTCTGCTTCGGTTCGGACTGAACCATCGAGGTCGACATAGGTGCCATAGACACCACCTGCGGCAACGGTTAACGCGCCGTCTTCATTGGAGGGAGGAACAAAGGAGACAAGCTTCTCAGCTTCTTTCTGCTCCTTTTTCCTGTTTATTTCAAATCCAAAGAGGTCCATTCATTATCTCCGATGAAACAAGGGGGACTATATTATTTATAATCCCCCCTATTATTCAAACTGGACTTTAAGATCCGGGGTTAAAGTAGTCGAATGACCACGTAACTGTATACGTACCGATCGTGTCAGTCGTGTTCCAGTCGAGCTCAATCGTACCGAGATCACTTGGCCAACAGCCTACCAAGGTATATTCTCTTAATTTAGATCCTGTTTTTCCATAAAGTTTAATAGTGGCATCTTCTTTGTAATCTTCTGGAGCGCCGTATGATCGCTCGTTTGAAGGTCCATCATTGATCTTGCGAGCCCACTCTTCGAGTACTGCTCTCTGGCTGAAGTCCTCTTCGATCATGACTGTTGTGGTCCATTCTGCAAATGTTCTATCACCTGCAATCTTGACCTTACGACCGAAATAGGGAACTTCAATGATGCCAGTTGTAAATGAAGGAACTTGTGAAGACATACAGAGTAGATTAAACTCTTCACCCAAAGTCGTAACTTGCACTTCGAACAAGGCGGGACGATACCCGCCTTGACTCAGAGCTGCTGACTTAAAGTTCTGTACGCTAAATGGCATTTTATTCTCCTATTTTATTTTCTATTTATACTATTTATTAGAAATTCCCAACAACTTCGGAGAATTCTACGCCAGATCGTACAGCGACAAAGTTCAATTGGATAAAGTTGATGCTTCGAGCTGGTTTAATGTAGATATCACCTACAAACTCGTTGCGATCGATAACCTCTCCAGTATTATTTGTCTCATCAGATACTACTAAGAAGTCAGTGATACCACGACGACCTTGTACATCTCGTAGATAAGGAGTTACGAGGTTAACAAAGCTTGCTCGTGTAAACTCATCGTTGAATTCGAAGAGAGTAAACTTCGCAGCAGTAGCAATTGCTTTCTCGAGGACAATGAAGAGTCGACGTACGTTGATGCGATCGAACGCTGAAGGCTTAGCAAGCAACGTCTTATCGCCGAACATAACGATACCTTGTCCTGGGAAGTTGACAATTGGGTTAACACCATTACTATATAGTAGATCTCTTTCACCTTTCTTGGGGTTCCAAGCGAGCTTGATAACATTCTTAATGTTACCTCTATTGAAGCCGGCTGGTGAATACCAAGGGTCACGCGTATTATCTGTATTAGCACAAAGACCTGCGATGTCGCCATTTAGCGGGATCCATCGATATACGTCAT